CGCTGAGGGGGCCTGAGTTGACGTGGGTGATGGCAAAGCGCCCTTTCCCCCCGGCAATGCCCCTACAGGCCCGGATGGCCCTTTTGAGGCCGGATTGGCCCTGCTTTCTACGCTTTCCAGCCGCATCCGCTCCGGGGCCGAGGGGGTCAAATCTTTGTGCATAAAGTCAATAAAGCCGTCAAAGACGTGACTACGCAGGGCCTTCGGAGCTGTTGCTAATACCTTCGCAATAACCGGATGTGCCGCCTTTCCAATCATTGCTCCAATACTAACTCCCATATACCCATGCCCCACAGCGCCACCAGCAAGTCCACCTCCGATCACACCTCCAACCTTTGTTGGCAATTCTCCATGCTTCACGTAGGCGTTCTTCAGTCCTTCAAGTGCATTTCCTGCACCAACTTGTCCGCTCTTGGTGGACGCCCCGGCAGCGCCTCCCGCGATTCCAGCAAGTCCGCCAAGATATCCCTGTAACTGATCTGGCGTGGCCTTTGGGGGGTTCTTGGATAATCCAAGGGAGTACATAACAGAAGGCAACGACTGACCTTGTGCTTGTGGATTATCAGCAACCCCTTTTGCTCCCATTCCCATCGCTGCGATGGCGGTTGGTATACGAGTTGCTGGTATCATACTACCAGCAGTCATTGCCAGGTTTACTGGGTCTGTAACGATGTTCTTAACATCTTTTCCAACCCCTTTGGCAAACGTTTTCCCATACGCCATCAAAGGAGAGTCAGTCATTGACGGGGCATTCTTACCAGGAAGCGCCGCGCCGGGATTTGCTGTAGCCCCAATTCCCTTTTTCTTGAAATATGAAACGGCAGCAGCCTTATCCGTCCCATCAGGGAAATCGTATTCTTTGCCGTCAGGCCCTGTTACGGGGACACTCATTTCATGTCCTCCGCAGTGACTGTAATACGCTGTGGCTTATCTGCCACTGGTGCTGGTGTCTCTGCTTTTTGTTCTTGTGAACCACGTAATGCTGCTGGACGCGCAGCTCCATCTCTAAACAACTTCATAGCTCCCATCTCTGTCTGAAGCATCGTGTGAGCTGCATCAGCTTTTTGATAGTAGTTACCATTGTAGTCTTGTATTTGCTTAACTTGCTTTTGACCCTTTGCTCCGTGGATGCCCACCATAGGCAGACCAACTTGCTCTGCTAATGATGTATACTCCACCGCAGCACCATGACCCCTATCGTTCTTATCACCCATAGCCATAGCTAACTTTGTCTTGCCCCACTCTCCCGGACCAAATAGTTCAGGATGCTGCTGTGTTATCTCGTCCATGCGGGCTAGGTAAGTATAACCAGCATTGGCAAGATCCATCTTATTGTATTCAGCGGCATTGTATTGTCGAACAGCTTTGATTCCGTACTTAGACATATCCGCAAGCACATTACCAACGGCTTTCTTAGGAACACGACCCCACGAGAAACCAGAATTCGGGTCAGCAAGTTGCAATGCCATCGCATGAATTTGCGTTGGATCAGCAGCTAACTGTGATTCAGATTTTAGCCTAGCCTCCTTCTGTTGTGCAATAGCATTACGAACCTCACCCTGCTTTGCACGCTGGATGGTTGCATAGACATAAGCCTGTTCTTTCTCGTAGCGTACTTGAAGCTCTGGGTCTGCTTTTCTTTCCTCCTCTGTGAACTGTCGAACAACCGCTTGATTGTCAGGTCCAAAGGAAACATGAGCACCATGTTCTCGCCCGTCAAGCTGAAGCTTTGCTTGCTTTGCTTTCAGAGCAGCGTCGTCTTTCAATTTTTGTTCAGCGATCTTATCACCGCTGAGGCTTTCCATTTCCTTGTTATGACGCTCACGCTCTTGTTGCTGCTGCTGCTGAATTTGCGCTTTGTACTGAGACAGATAGTCTGTCTGAGCTTTTTGTTCCGCTAGTTTGGATTCCAACTCATCCTGCTCAGACGCACGCTTCTGTGCTTCTTGAGCCTTCTGTTGAAATACCATGCTCTCTGGCGACCCAGGCTTTGAAAAATTCTTTAGAACCTTTGCAATTTTTGGGTCGTTTTGAAGACCCTGCAATCGCTGTTGTGCCGTCTGTAGGTCGACCATCGCTGGATGTTCTTTTGGCAAAGATTGTCCACCCAACTTCTTCGACGCTTCATTCACAGCCATGCCAGCTTTTTTGACGTCGGAATTCGCCTGCAACAAACGATTAGCTACGTCTCCAGCCATTTGCACTTTCTTCTGGAACATCTGTTGTTGAAAGCCCTGTGCAAATTTGCTAAAGTCTTGAATTGCACCCTGCATGATTGCACCGTTTCGGGCACTCTTCGTAGCATAACCACCCGGCGCAATTCCACCACCAAGCTGTGCTTGTACAGGAGCCTGTGGTCCAGGAGCACTACCCTGACCCATAGTTGGGCCACGCTGAGCTTGTTGAACAGCTTGAATACCCTGACCTGGAGTTCCACCCGCCATCTGTGGAGGACCGTTTGGGGTTTGTGGAAGTTGTCCCGGACGTGCCTGTTGAATTTCTGTCCCACCACTCTGCGGAAGGTTTGATGAGACGGCCGAAGCCGTCCCACCGAGTGTCTGCATGAGTGCCGCCAGCTTTTTCTGCTGTTCAGGATCTGGCGGTGTCACGTTTGGAGTTGACATTTCTGCTCCTAGTTATGATTACTCAGAGTGGCCATTAAGTCTTGGCCACCAGTTGGAATTTGTGTTTGATCGTTGGCGTCAGCACTAGTATTTTTGGAGCTATTTATGCCACTTATCAGTGAACCAATTCCAGAGAGCGCCGAGCCTGCACTAGCAAGTGCACCGCCAGCCGCACCCACTCCGTAGTTAGAAGTGATGTATGGTGGGAAGGTTGTGCCTAGGCCATACGCGTCAGTCAACAGTGGATTATATGCAGCCTGCGTTCTCAACCATTCGTTATAATTATTGGTCAAGTCAGCCTGCTGTATGCCTTGCATTTGCGATGCTGTCGTCTGATCGTTGTTCATCAGATTTGTTGCAGCATTTGCTTGTATACCTTCTTGTGACAATGCCCCAGATTGTAGCATCTGTGCAAGATTACCTTGCAAACTCTGCTGATTCTGCGCCGCACTTGTCAGAGCTTGCCCTTGTTGCAAACCAAGTTGGCCTTGTGAGATACCAAGATTACCAAGCGCTGTACCCTGTGACAGCCCTAATTGACCTTGTGAAATTCCGAGATTACCAAGTGCTGTGCCTTGCGATAATCCCAATTGGCCTTGTGCAATGCCAAGATTTCCAAGAGCAGTGCCCTGTGACAGTCCCAATTGACCCTGAGACAGCCCAATATTTGCCAGGTCTTGACCCTGCGTAATTTGATTCCCGGCAAGAGTAGCCGCAGCCTGCTCTTGTAATGGAGCATACTGCAATGCAGCATTTGTTAAATTCTGATTCTGCGTGGCTGCTGTCTGAGACTGATAATTCGACAGCGCATTGCCAAATGGTGTTCCAGCTAAGCCACCAGCAAACGCAAACTGCTCCTTCATCTGAGCTTGATTCTGTGCGATATTCTGCTGTTGTGCTGCCACGTCAGATTGCCAGCCTGGAAGCACATTGATTCCATTCTGTGCAATATTCTGTAGCGTGTTATTACCAGAATTATTGCCGCCCAACATGTTAGTGCCAGCCTGCACATTATTGGTGCCTTGCAGTTGCGACAGCATCTTCTGTGCTTGTGAGGTACTTCCAGTCCCTTGCAATTGCGACAAGATTTGCTGTGCTTGTGATGTACTGCCAGTGCCTTGCAGTTGTGACAGTATTTGCTGTGCCTGTGATGTACTTCCAGTGCCAAGCAAATTCATTAACGATTGCAAGCCAGCGTTGCCTTCAGTGCTTCCACTCAAGCCTTGATTCGCAAGCGACGTAAGCTGACTGTTACCCGGAAGTTGCGTAGATGTTGTACTGGCAAGTGATTGTAAACCTGCCTGCCCTGGAGTTGTTCCATTGTACAGCGACTGATACAGGGTATTTGGATCGGCGGTGAGTTGTCCACCATATCCTTGAAGCCCTGTTCCAATCTGATTTCCAAGGTACGAACTCAGCAACGACGTCAATGCCGGGTCAAGGGTTGTTCCAATGTCGACAGCGCCCCCATTTGATGACGTTGTTGGCACGTTAGATATTCCAAAATTGCCATTGTTGTACGTGCTTGGAGATCCAGAGCCGTAAGAAATTCCGCTGGAGTATCCAAGGCCGCCGCTAAAACCCCCACTAGAGCTGGTCGGATCTCCGGTGTAAGATGTTCCGGTCCCAGACCCATTAAAATAACCAGAGCCTGAATATGTCGATCCAGTCGACGATGGAAAAAGCTCACTGCCCTTGCTTTGGATTGCGGTCCCCGTCATTGACGGCATTGTGCTCATAAACTGGTTGCTCCCCGCATTCTGTGTTTGACTGATTGGTTGAATAACATCGTTAGATAGCATTAGCGCCACCCATATCTTCCAACGATTGGACGGAGGCATTTTTCCTGTCTCCAATCCTCCTGTTCTTGCCTGAATTTTCTACTATACAGCATCCCAAGATTTGCCGAATCGCGTGGATCGCCATGAAGCATCCTGTGAATACTGCCAGCTTTATCGTAGTTTCCAAGCTCAACGAAACCTTTTTCAGCCGCCGCAAGAACAATAATATCATTCCAGTCGCGCGGAAGTAAGATTGGTGTTGTTGCTAATGCACTGTCGTTAATTGGGTGCATCATTAACATACGAGTCTGAACCTGATATGTAGTATCAGGAATTGGATTAAATCCAATATTCGCCCCAAATCTATACCACTGACTCGGCGGACCGCTGGAGTAAGTGACTTTGTCTGTCTCCTGAAAATTCGTTTTCTCCAGACGACGCCTTTGTGTATTTGCAGGCGGATCAAGCCACAGCATGATATCCAACGTTCCAAGATTTAAATTACCCGAAGGTATCAAATTGGACTCATCGTACTCCTGCACTGTGGCTTGTAAGTTATACGGAGTTCCCAATACCTCAAGCTGGTCAAAATTAAGCCGCAGTCTTGGGTTACCAGAAATCTCTAAGACGGCGTCTCTTATCCAATTCAGGGCATTAGTAGTGTAAGTTTGACGATTCTCAACCTTGGTTAATACTTCAGTCACCAAGCTATTAAACGTAAAACTTGTTGTCTGACTCGAGTTTTGCTGCACATAAGTCATTTCGACCCCTAAACTACCAAGCCGTAAAAGTGTATTGATCGTAGTAAACAGTAGCACCAGTTTGCGCTGCTTTAATATCAACCTGCTGTTGCACTGCTATGTTAGCACCAAAGCCAACATTTGTTCCTGCATAGTCCGTTCCTAAATTTATAAAAACCGGACTCCCATCAATAACCAATGTCTGATATTGATAGTGCATGGTGCTTTGATTAATTGTGGCATACAATTGATAATGATGCCAAGTGCCAAGTTGTGAATTGTAAAGATTGCAGCTATACGCGGCTTGTGTTACCCAACCATTCACCGCCTGATTCCAAAATCTCCACTTGCCTGTGTTGCTATCGCATTGCGTAGACATTGACAGCTTATAGCCATTGCCGGGATACAACTGTGGATCAAACTCCAATGCCTGAATTTGTCCGGTCATGCTTGTCGGAACAAAGAAATAGAAATCATCAATGAAATTCGTTACGCCTGTGCATACACCTCCAGGCAATGTCCCACAACCTAGGTGTTTATAATACATCGTATTATATCCACCTCCTGTGGAAGTTACTGACATTGATGATCCGCTAAGCGACGGCGTAGAAATTCCCTGTGTTAGGGTATTAGTGCCTGACCCTGAGCTACCAGAGCATGAGCCAACACAGGGTTGCCAAGTTCCAATTGACGTCGTTTTTTGCAAATTTCCATACACAGTTGCATTCCCTGGTGGTATTGGAAGTATTGAAACCGCTACTGAGGTGGTCGCCTGAACGCCTCCACAGGTTACTGTGTATGTAGTATTCGACGTTGGAGACACTGATGCCGTTCCGCTTGTCGTCCCAGAGGTTGAAAAATTTGTGCCTGTGCAACTGCCAGCGCCTGACGAAGCCCATGTTAATGTAGCTGACCCTCCATAGACGATGGTGGATGCACTCGTCGTCAACGAATCAGTAATTGACCCGCCAAAGGTCACAATCGCAGTTGCCACGCCACCATTGCAATTAATACTATACGTAGTAGTAACCGTAGGACTTACTGCGACTGAACCGCTCGGAGCATTACCCGTAGCAAAGCCATTACCTACGCATGTACTAGCTCCAGATGAAGTCCACGTCAGTGTCGATGAGCCACCCGTAATGGTGGATGGCGAGGCCGTCAATGTCGCAGTTGCGCTCGACGTACCACCACTCGTCGCGTAAAGCGGAATCAAATACTGTGATCCACCTACACAGCTAACTAAGCAAAGCGTAACTGGGCCAGATCCGCTGCTAAGCGCAGGTGCTGTGCATCCCGTAACAGTTCCACCAAATGCAGTTTGCCCTGAGTTACAACTTCCTGTAGGGCCGTTGGCCAAAAGCTGTGCGCCGCTCATCTGTCCCGACGCAACTGCATCCCCAGTAATCGAACCAAAGCCGACACTGCCAAAAACCACATTCGAGCCAGTCGTGGCTGAAATCTGAATAATTCTATCCGTCGGAGCAATGCCCTGTCCGCTTACTTCAACAATATATAAGCCAACCGGTGCATATATCATATAATTGCCGTTAGAATCAGTTGATGTTGTGTTGTTAACAACTTGCGTTGATAACGTAGTATCGGTATAAATATTAACCGGGTTTGTGCATGGCGGAGTAGGCACCGCTTGAAAAGCACATAATATCACATTGACATTCGGAATTGGCACACCTTTCTGATTCGCAACCTGGTCAGTAAACATGCCACCCTGTGCACATAACAGGCTAGACGTAAAAAGTGTTATTAGTAAAATCACTTTATTCAGCATATATCCTCACATGATCCAAAGTAATACCGTTGTTGCAACGGTGCATTTCAGGGTGATTTGCGTTTTTGTCGGTGCAACTGAGCCATTGTATACATCACAAGTGACCAGTTTAGACATTGGAATATACGCTACTGGAAGTCTGTTTAAGTTATGTGCAATTGTCGTATTAGTATTCGCAGCACTGAAAGTCACACTCACCCAAGACCCGCTGATATTATCAGAAAGCACACCATTCCCAAACGATACATTGCCGTTTAGGACGGTCACAAGATTTGACCAATATTGCTGAATGACGGTCACAAGGTCCTTAAAACTTTTGTCCAACCTTGGCACTTGAAAACTGTTCAGAATTTTCATTGAAGCTCTCCTGACTGCTCACCAATCGGAGTAATCTCAACGAAGCTCATGGGATTACCAGTCGTCCCTGATATGGTGTATTGAATCCACCAAGCGTTCATTTGAAAAGCTACAATGATATATCCATCGTCGCCACTGCCAACTCCATTGAATCTAATCTGCTGTGTCTGGCTCTCCCCACGCTCATTCTTAATAGTTACATTAAAAGTGGCTGGTCCAATGTCAGTAACACCAAGGCGCAATTTCACAATGTTTTTAGTGTGCTTTCGATCACCTAGTGTACACTGCCCTGATGTAATATACCAAGTTGATTCGCTATAGTTTGAAAAATCAAGGATGCCATTTGTTCCATCAGAGAATCCCACTACAATCGAATCTAGCGGATTGGCGTTTGACAACGACGAGCAAGACCAGCTCTGCTGTTGGATAGAGCCAATAAGATCAATAAACCTAATCGCACCTGATTTGCTAAAATTCGCAATGTACGTCGGCGACTTGTCAAAAGTAAAGCAGGTCCAATTTGTTTCTTCAACATTGAAAACCCAAACGCTGACTCCTGGGATTACTAACCAATAAGCGTAAAATGGCTGCCCAACAACATTGGTCGAGATGTAGCCACAGATTTGATACAGATTCCCTTGAAGCACGTCATTGAAGATAGCTCGGCGTGCGCCGCCATACTTACGAGCACCATCCAAGGGATAGTTCCCGATGGGTGAGGAGGTATAGCCGTCAAACATATAGACGTTATTCTCACCTAGATAGAAGCTAACATTCTCACCAAAGGCAGCAAGAGAGTGTGGTGCAATACATCCCTTGCTATGCGCCGACATTGAGGTGAAATTAAAAGGGGCCAAGGCCACTCCCGTCGGGGTGATCTGCGTGATGCCACCAATCTGGAATCCAAAACCGTTCTGCCCCAGTTTTACAATTCCCGCTAAAGGCCCCAAATCATTGAATAGGTCATTCTGCCCGGCGTTGAAAGACGTCCAATCTGTCGCATCTCCAACGCCCGTCCAAAACACACGCTGAGTGGCTCTTACCCCGCCAATCTGGCAATCGCCCACAAGCAAGTGGAAGCCAAGCTCACAGAGATAACGTCCAGGAACCGCCGTAGCTGCCGCCTGACTAAATCCCGACGTGATCCCATCCCAAATCTGCACATTGTCCGCGCCCTGTGAGAAACACAACTTATTGCCAACCACCGCAGTTGACATAAGCTGACTCGTATTTCCAGACAATGTGCCAGTAATCTGAGTCCACGCACCTGAGTTCCAGTTGTAGACTTTGGTGGGCGTCATAACAACTTGATGAATATTAGCCGCCACATCATAGAACTTTGCAGACCCAATAATCTGTTCAGCGGAGCCGGTAAGCACTGGGAGTGCAGTGTAGCCTGGACGGGTAACCGCGGCACCATTTTTGAATATGATATTTTTGCAGTCAGAGAATCCAAAATATTCAATTAAACTCTTGGGCAACTCAGACTGTATTCCACCAAACGGCCCAATGCTGCCATTGTCAACCATCTCCGATGGAACTATTTGTCCAAAAGGAATAATTGCCATTAGAGAACCTCGATTGTTGTACACTCATTCGAAACTGTTCCACCGGAACCCAAGGTTATTACATTCTGAACAGAGAATGCGCTGGTCAAATTACCAGTCACAGTAATTGAACCTCCAGGATTTCCATAGCTGGCAACACCAAACCAAGAACCATTCGCAGTAACCGTGCCAATATTAGAGGTTGTATTTCTAACAAACACATCAACACTCATTTTTATAAAATCGCCAGCCGCTGACATCCAACCAGAACCAGGTCCAAGTGATGGATTCATACCAGCGTACGATGAACCTATCAACATATTCATTGTGTTAGAACTGGACCCTCCAGCCACCTGTCGCAAATATGCGGTAATGCGCACAAGGTTACCAACGGATACAAAATTGGCTGGAACTGCTGTTAATTGACCATTTCCAGAAGACCCTGCAACTACAACCGCAGTCAAATTTTTTATGATCCGTGACCCCCCAAAGTTAACAACATTCCACGCAGAGCCGTTCCACTGAAATACTTGTCCAGTATCAGTGGCAAAATATAGAAGACCTGCCCACGCGGCTTCAGGAGTTGGTTGATTGGCAAGTGGGCCACTGAGATACGTTCCTAAACGCTCACGCACGTTCAATTCCAATGCACGTAAGTCAGCACCAAATTGATTGGCAGCTTGCGTGTCAGCTGGAAACGCCTCATTCCATACATTAGTATAGGCCATCTATGTCCTCCTCAATTCGCTCACCAATATCACTACGCCACTTCATCCCAGGAAGGTATATATTATCTCTGATGTATTGAATCAGATAGTTTCTTGTTGCTTTGATCGTTGATCTTCGTGCCGTACATGTAAGCATATAACCCTGTTTTGTTGCGACTTTATAGCAAGATTCAGCGCCAGATGGATCGTCTGACGTTGGCTCGTTATACTCAAAATTAAATAGATGAATATGCTCACGTTGCCTGTCAGTGAATTCAGGTACTGGTTGGCCGTCTTTTCCAAGAATCCACAGCCTTTCACCAAGCGATGTTGCCCTATCATCCATTCCACCTTCATCAGGATCAATTGGAAATGGTTTTGCAACAACACACATAACCATTCCAGGCCCTGTATGATGTTTTAATTCAATGGACTCCCCACGAGCTACCGCATTTATGAGAAGTGCAGGGTCCATGTCCAAGCCTTCAATCAGCTCATACGAAGTCGCGGGGATTCCAAACCTCATTGTAGGTTCAAGAGCTACGATTTGGTCAGTATCTTCAATAACAATACAATTAATATCAAAGACGCCCCTGAACCCAATATCACGCAGTTTATCAGCGATTGCTCGCTTACCGAGTATTGCCTTGAATAAAGAATTGCTGTCGTCAACGCCAATAAAAGTAGTCCCCATTTCACCGCAGGTTTCACCCAAGCCGTCGTCAGCTTCCTTCTTTTCCTCGAAGTTAAGATAACCAGCGATTCTGCCGTCTTTATTACGTAAAAAGTCCGTTCCGTTGAAAAATGCTGATGCAGCAACTTCGACACCCTTAACTACCTCCATTAGATCACAGTCAAATTCACCAAACTTCTGAGCGTTCCAACTTCTGGTCAGCTCATCCAAATGGTAAAGCATATCGACAGAGTTGTCAAACTTGCCCATATGATTAATGGACTTCGGAGCAGAACCATTCTGTTTTAAAATCCAACGCTTATCAGAGTGTTCCTGCACGTATTGTTTGGCGTCAGCGATGCTTTTGAAGTTTCGTGACTTAGGCTGTTTGAATCCAAGTGACTTAAACCATTCTTGGTTAAGCTGACGATTGTTTTCGAGTTCGTCACCAAGTTCACATCCCCCGAATACAAATTCGCCTGACTCTCGTAGAAAATCTTGGAATCGTCCGAAGGTACAGGAATCAAAAACCCACACTCGACCTTTACCAAGTTCATCATACCACTCGTCCACATGTTTAATTAATCCCTTTCCAATACACTGATAATCTTTGTTAATGATGTGCATAACAACGTCATGGCCCATTACTTTTGACATGTAAAGGGCCAGATCAAGAGTCTCACCGTATTCAGAAAAGAATATGAATTTCATTTCTCTGTTTGTCCAAGAAGCTCTACCTCAAGGTCATACTTTGACCATTCAACATCAAGATACTTCGCAAGCATACGTTCCATCTGCGTTGCAATCTGATGTTGCATAAAGTAGGGCGCGCGTAAACAATCCCCCGGTTCGGTCACATCGCCTTCAACCCGTTGACGCTCATACTCCATGTCAAAGGCATCAATATCCTCATTGGTGATGCCACGATCAATACATAAGATCTTTTCCACAAACTCATGCAAAGCAACTAAAGCTTCGTATTTCCAATCACTCAATTCAGAAATACGAAACTCAATACCGCCGTCAGCAGTTTCAAAGTAATCACCGACGGTGTCATAACGTTGATCATCATGCGGAATAGTCTTGATATTAATTTTGAGCACCGAAGACCTCCACTATTGTTGAACTTACTGTGTATGATTTGTCAAGTGTTTTGTTAATCCACTTGACTACAAAGGCTGCGTACTGCGATGGATTGTTATGATCGCCCGCTGGCGCGTATTTATTCAACAAGTCAAGCACGGTCACAATCTCTGGATGATGTTTTACTTTATAACTAACATCGTCCAAGAGGGCTTGATAACCGTAAACCAAGGACACAAATGTTCGGTATGCCTGCTGCCAAAACCTCCCGGCGCTAGGGGCCGCGTCGCTTGGTTGATCTGCACTTGTAGGTCTGAGATTGCCTGGGTTTCGGTTTCTATTACTCCGAGACCCAGGTTCCCAACCTTCAAATGCCATGATTGCGTCACAAAAGGCTTCTAAAGGCGTTACCATAATGCTCCTTACTGTTCGTACGGGCCTATGTCATATGCGTTTACAGGCCGAGGATTGCCAGCGTAGTCATGGTTGGGAGCAGTGGTACTCACTCCACCGTTAATCATGGATGATCCGGTTGCACTGTGATAATCACCGGTACCGTCTAATTTCCAATTGATAAACATTCCGCTGGATGGGTCAACTGATACATCGCCAGACGGGCTGAATGTGCCAACTTGGCTGTAGTAGGAGAATGGTGCCGGACCAGGTTTGTTGCCGAAGATGTTGTTGTTGAGCAAAGTATCATCAGCGCACGTAACGCCAAGGCCGTAAACGCCATTCGTTGGCGACCTGTTTCCAGTGTCAGTACCATTGTTGACAATATTATTATTAGCTAGTGTGACTGACGCTGTTCCAGATACAAGAACAATGCCACCATCGCCGTTGTTGAAGATCAGATTATTGGACGCCGTACCTCCAGCGCCGCCAATATTAATTCCGTAGCCACCATGCACATCTGAGATGATATTATTTGTAATCGTGCAGCCACCAAGTCCAGCGTCCTGTTCGCAAAGGATGCCGTCGTATTGGCTGTAATTACCAGTAATACATTGAGAGTCAAGATTGCCTATGTGGATAATGAAATTGGCATCAAATGTCTCAAAGCCCGCTGTTGATGTGCTTGATGCGACCTGAACTCCACCTCCTCCGTTTGAGCTGCATGTTGGCTGGTGATCATGGATGTAGTTTCTAGACACCGTATTATGATTACCAGTAATGAAAACAGCTTGAGGTACGGCGTTCGCTATATTGTTACTGGAGATATCAAATCCGTCAAGCACTTGGTAATTACCATACAAGCCAACAATACAGCCGACTGCCGTCTGCGTATTCGTTACATGGCAACCAAATAAGGTAGAACAAGTGGCAACAATCGGACTTCCTGATGTGCCCGACGTATTAAATTTCATGCAACCGTTACCTTGTGGATAATTGCCGGCAGCAAATTGAACAACTGAACCAGCTACCGCAGCTGTGTTCATGCCGTAAGACCACGAGCATGGGGATGCTTGCGTGCAAGTAGTTCCAGAACCAGTTGCACTAACATAGAGGGTCGGCGTGTAGTTCCAATACTGCGGTGTCGTGATGGTATAGACGCCAGTTGCCACCGCCGAATTTGTAGCACCAGCCAGTGTGCCAATGGCTTTTAGCGTAGATGTGGACGTAAAGGTAATTGATCCACCATTCGCCATCTGAGTGCCAGCGGAACATACACCAGGAGTTGAAGCTGCTGGTGTGCCTGTTGTTGACCAACAAATAGCAGCAGTGCTTGGTGATACTGTAATTGTAACTGTCACTGTCCCGTTAGAGCTGTTAGGAGCAGCAGGAGTAAACACTGGAGTCCCAACTGTCGTTGTCGTGCTTGACAGTGCATTAATCTGATTCTGTAGGCTAACCAAAATCGCAGGAAGGCCGATGACGGTGCTTGTTGGAATCTGACTATTCAATCCGGCAGCAGTGCCGTTGATGCTCAAATTCAAATTCCCATTAGAGTCAGTTACAGGAACTGCCGACCATAAAGTGCAGCTTGTCGCTGTACCCTGAGAACAAACATAAAGAGCATTAGCAGCCTGATTCCAAAAAGCAGAACCTAGTCGGCCTGTAATTTCGTATTGACTGTAGGCAATTACCAAATTTGGTGTACTACTAATTTGAATTGTCGGGATTTGCCCGTTAACTATTGCTGATGCGTCCTGTGTTGATCCTGATACGGTAAAGATTACCGAAGTGCAAGGGAAATCAGCGTTAGGACAGAATGTCCCAGTCCATTGACTTCCTGACGGGGTGATTGTTGTATTGTCAGGAATAGTTAAAGACGCAGCGCCATTTACGTCTAGATTGCCCGTAAAGTATTGGGTAAAAGTAGCGTTTCCAATACGATACGCAGCGGCGTTTCCATTTGACCGGTAGTTCGGAGAGAAACTAAACGAATATGTTCCATACGCAAACGACTGCCCCGTTGGATCATGAACTGTGAAGGACAATGTCGTTGCACGAACCTCACTGCTCATAAGAATGAGCAGTGAGATTAGAAGAGATTTTAAGAAACTAAACCTCATTTGATGTAAACCTTCACCTTTCCGTTTTGCGCCCCGTTCCAGATAACGTAGTAACCGTCATGAATCCAGCCAATTTGGCCTGTTCTGACTTCCTCCGCCACTGTTGCATCAGATCCGACGCCTGCCAAGGTTGCCACTTCGCGGCCTGCTTTGTCATATACGGTGACTGACGTAGGCGTTGTCGCTGGTGTATATTCAGAAAACTCAATGTGATGGCAGAGAACATTCCCTGACCAAGCAAGCGCGCTTCCTGACCCTGGGGTGTCGATGATGTGAGGATTGCCTGTGATGTTATTTGCCATACGTGCCCCCGCGAGTCAAAGCAAGCATCCCGTGCTTCTTTGCATAATCGGTCCACATCATGTCATGTTGATAAATTACACGACTGATTTTAGCGACCATTCTAAAAAGAAATCCAATTGCAGCAAGTGTCAAACCCTGAACACAAAGGATCAGTTGATGGTAGTCTACAACCGACATATTTGGCGTTTGAACCATTCACTGCCTCCCTTCGTATTGGATTAGTTATAGTTGTAGTTGAAGAGCACGCGAAGCCCGTAGAGCACAAACGCGCCGCTGGCTGGAACTATTGGAGCGACTTCAAAAAACAAGGTCGTCATGTCAGTGACAATGAATGGCTGTGCAGGCAGATTGGCAACCGACGTAACGTACGGATTAGCCTGAACTGCGGTTTGCAAACCATTCGTGGCACTGGCAATGATTGGAGAAATCGCCAATGCTTGATTGTTTTGAAAAATAGTACGATCAAGACGGCAGCTAATGCTCGTCAGAGCGGCACCAGAAATACCGTAAATCAGCTGCATACCAGTCAGCTGAAATCCTTTGGTCTTATAACCGGTGCGCGGAGTTATAGGATTCATACCCGTAAACGGTGGGCGACCCTGAGGTTCAGCAGAAGCAAAGATGCCACCGCCACCAAATTGCTCTTGCAAATCTTCGTCCTGACCGACTCGAATAACTTGGTCTTCAGTGACGTTGAATCCGATGATTGGAGAAACACTTGCTCCCCAATTCAGTGAATAATTACCAGCGGCGTTACGAGTTAACGTGGCAACCGCTCCGGTGACAAGCGCCGATGATGGGTTCAAAATAAAATAACCATCAGTTACTGAAAGGTCTTGCATGTACTTTGAATGTGTATGCGGCATTGCTTACTCCTTTGGAGTTGAGGTGCATTCACCTGCTAAAAGCTACACGCCATAATCTGTCGTGTCGTCTGGAACTCCCAATAAATCAGGAAATTCCAACTCTTGTTCGATGTTGTTAGTTAAAACACCTTGTATCAGAACATCGCGATTCCACGTCTCGGGATTATCATAACATCCATTTAATCGGCACAGTAGTAGACCGCGCTGAGGTGTGAGTTCAGTGATTCGAAACTCACACCCGCAGCGATCACATCTGTGCCAAGGAATGCCGTAAATCCCGCTATGTGACTGATTAGGCATATCTCCCTCGACTACGGCCCGTTGCTTCCCCACGTTCCCATCCAGGTGGTTGCTCCGGTAGCAAACCGCATGAATGAGATCTGTTTCAGAGCACGAGTGTCGAAATCGTCGCTGAAGTCCTCGTCCAATTCCTTACGAACGAGGTGCTTGAGCCAGTGAGATTCCTTATCGCACACCGCAAACCAGGCGCTCGCCGACGTCAAATAATGGCAAATGAAATAATCCAAATCCTCGTTAAGGACCGAATTGATTTCGTTGTCGGCAGTGTAGGGCTTGTGGCTGCTACCAAGGATCTCGCGGGCAATCCACTTCAATTCCGGCGGGATGACAAGGTGGCGCGGTTTGAACTGAATGGGCATACCTTGAGAGTCTGGAAGGCGCTCAAAGTGATTGACCATCAGTTGGATTCCGGTCAAGCTCAGATCAATGTCAACTGAGGGACGATTCGGATACGTGCCCGCGCTGCTGATGATGTTGCTGAGTCCAGGACCGATGTTCGTAGCTGCGGGGCCGCCAAGAAGCGGATGTGCGTTATTGAACAGCGAAACGCCGTCAATGTAAACGCCAGGGCCACTAGGTGCCGCGAAGCCAAGGTTAAGCACATTCCACGTTTGCATTTCGCGCGTGAAGTGCGCCGACCGTGCCAATGCTTTCGGCACTTGCATGATGAGCTTGTACTGATCGTCTTCGTACAGCTCCCATGAAGTGCGTACGCCAAGGGCATAGGTCGTATGAGTATACCGCTTCGACCCGCCTTGAATCGCGTCCTGATACGACGCCGACTCAGACTCAGGTTTTGGAGGCATTGGACCCAGACCGCTAAACTCGGCTTCGTCTTCGTACGCATCTTCGGACGGCTCAACGTGGAATATGTGACTAAATTCTTCCTTACGCTGAAGCGTATCCAACCAATGACAGAAGTAGCCGTGCAGTCCTGGGGCCATCAGTTGTGCGAATTGGCCTCTGACCATCGTCATAACGTTTGTATTACTCTCCCCGCTGCCAGTTAAAGTGTTATTAAAGCTAACACTTAAATGCGAAGCGTATTTCTACGCCATCTGATTCGTGTAAAGAGGATCAAACTGGAAGTGAACGCCACGCAGTGTGTCGTTCGGATCAAGTTTGAGAACCTTCACGCAAGTGTTGGTGCCGACGGTAGTCTTTGTCTTGTCCACGAACCAGTGATTGTCTGTGTCGATTGACATTCCATACCTCACACCAACGTCGGTAGCTGCGGTAGTTTGCGCTGGTCCAACCTGGCCGAAGAAAATGGTGTCCGGATTGTTAAGATTAATTGCAATATCGCCCGTATTGAAATAGGGCCGAGAGATGTTTGCAGCGTTCGTTTGAAAGGGAATAGTCCCTGGAAACGTCGGCTGTTGTGCAACGCCAGTCGTTGTGAGGTTATTGGCATTTTCAGCACTTGCACCAATGATCCCGCCAACAGCAGTTAACGTCGTACCATCCCATGCCTTAACAGAACCCGTGCCAGTATCCAACATGACAGGGGTTCCCATAAGGAATGTTTGCCCGGCCTTTTCAATAATCCTACGCTGTATTGGCTGATTGCCGCTTACCGTGCGAATAGGACTTTGAATAGCAGTTACACCCATGAAACTACCTCCGTTACTTTGTTAAGATGTCGCCTTCGTCAGGCATGAAGGCCGCAACTTTATTTAACAGCGTTGGCGGTGCGCCCGATTCGCTCTGCAACGACTGGCTGAAACTTTGCATACCAGCCTTTCCAGATGCATCTCTGACATTGCCAGTTGTCCCGCGAAGCCGACCGAGCCTACGCGCTTGATCGTCCTTCCACTTCAATGCACCAATATATTTCGACCTGTCAACCTTCATCAGGATGACATCGCCAATTCGAATTGAGCCGTCGCTCTGCTGGTACTCCGGCGGAAACTTCTCAAAGTCTTTAATGTCTTTGAGAGTCGCATTTACATAACCAGCGGCGCGCATCTGGCTGTAACGAATACCAGATTCCTTTTCCCCAACCGAGAAATTGACATACCGAAACTTAATGTCTGGGCTGCTCGGCTGGAGATTAATGAAGTTCGGCAGAACAAGAGGCTCCGCGACCAACGAATCATACAGCTCCTGATCCGTAAAAGACGCACCCTTTGATACGTCAAGGGGCTTCAAATCCGCAGGACCGCCAAACATCGCAGCGTCTTTCTCAGCTTGCGTGGGCGGAGGAAGGTTCGGCGCAAGATTGGCCGACGTGATTACTCCAGTGTGTTTGATATCAGCCACGGTACACCTCGATCTTCTTCTTGTGCTTCAAGTAATCTTCCGGCGAGACCTTCATAGACTTAGCGATCTCTATTTCTTTATCGGTAAGCTTGTCAGCGTTAGCAGAAGAACGGCTTTCGTCACGGGTATCAACTTCAGAGCGCCCTGGACCTTCAGAGAAGAAATCGTCACCGGCTTGGCCAACAAAATCTTTGACATGCAGACCCTTCACATAGGTAAATGTGTTGAGCCAAGTGTCCGCCTGCATACGTTGAACTGGAGGCATCGCATTGACAAGCTTGGTTACTTCCTCACCATACTTCTTCCAAAGCTTGCCTTCTTTGATGCCGTCAATGATCTGACGTTCAGCAGCGAGCTTTGCCGACGTGACACCAGTGTCAATCATCAGCCGCTCGTATGGAGCAATTCGCTCGTTGAATTTCTTGTCCGGATCTTCGAACCAATTCGTAGGTTCTTGATTTTCCGTAGTAGGCGCCGGACGCTGCCGTACAACAGCAGCTTCCATCTCCGCTACCTTACCACGAAGCATATTCAGCTCTTGTGTTAACGTTGACGATGCTGTGCCACCTTCGGCCAACTTCGTTTCGAGTTCAGCTACCTTAGCATCCAACGTACTTTTTGCTTTGATAGCCGCGAGTAGATCCTCTTCCTTGAGACCTTTCAGCTCAGGTGGAAGCTCATCTGGTGTCGATGAAAACCTATCATACCACTTTGACATACGCTGCCTCTAGTTTTTGTTAATTTTTAATTCTTGCTGCTCGCGCATGGCAACTTCAAGACCGATAATATGATCGGCCATAAAAAGAGTGCCCTGCGCGTAATTCAAATCAGACAAAGAAGCATTGCGACTTCGTAATGTCTTCTCTGCATTATCCTGCTTTTCCCTAACCCACTGCAAGAACAACTTCGTTTCTGGAAGAGTAAGCCACTTTAACATGGACGACGGCTTATTTAACAGCTCACTCATCGCAGGTATTGATTTTTCATCCATTGGATTTTTCACTGTGGTTTACCTCCCCTCAAAGCTGCCATCGTTGAGGCAAGACCCCCCGGTGATCCCCCACCGTTCGCTGGCAGCGGAGCGGTTTGTGGAGGACCACCAGGAGGAAGCTGCGGTCCCTGCTGCGGCTGCTGCTGTGCATTAACCGGAGCCTCTGGGACGAGCCTGTCAATGTCGTCATAACCAAAGTGACGCATGACTGTTTTCATAATCTTTTCAGCACTTTCGATACACTTGACGGCGTATTGCTTCGCCGGGTCAGGAAGCATAGGATTCTGTGACGCTTGAATCATCTGTGCAACCATTTGATAATGCCGCGCCATGACACCCGTCAACATCATATCATTCTGCTTCTCTACTTCTCGATTGATAGATGCCGACGAAGCATATATAGGCAAAGCCAATTTACCACTACGAAGCCCGTCAAGTGCCTTTTGAATACTCTCTGCGGTCTTTTGTCCGAACAATTCCAAACGGTCGCCTGTTCCAAAATACGCATACTGCCGAGCGATAATCCGTCCAAGGATGGTATGAGAATACCGCATATCAGTAGTGTTAAGATCAGTACGAGTATTACCATCCTGCATAATGGCAAGTGTACCCATCGCACCATTGTATTTCCCACCCTTACCAGTGCCACCGGCTCCCATACCCTGACTTGGAGGACTCACACCAGTTCGACGCTCTGCAAGTTGTAGGGCCATTTCTTCTTCTTGTATGGGAATAGCATTCTGTATACCGCAAGCAAGAGGTGAAATTTCCCCATCTTCAGCAGGAACCATTGCGCTCGGAAAGATCCTATAGCCTTTGTGCAGCTTGCTGTCAGGGTTAACTCGCCACGCACTCATGTTACAAACTGTAGAATTATCTCGGCGTTGATTGTGAATCACTGAGACTTCTTCTTGCATCATCTCCAACATCTCACAGAAGCCATAGCCACGAAGCATATCGTCCCGATAGAAGAGACGTGCCATGACAAATGGTTCATCTGGATAGTAGTTAAAGAAGATTCGAAGAATCTGGTTTGACATCTCATGATACCAGACAATCATCTTTACATAATGGCCGCTAAACTTGTAACGAATCCAACATTCGTGAATATCCCACTCAGTAAACCCATACGCGCCAGAGGTATGAATACCGGCATCTGACTCAGCCTGAGTCTGAATGGTCGACGGAGAAGTTCTATCTGGCTGTGTTAGAACCTTCTTAACGACTTCACGATCATAGATACGTTTGAATGCAAGTTCTTCCAACTGATGCTTCTGGTAATGTAAGATGTGGGCCTTGAAATCGGCTCCCTGTAGAGTTTTCGAAGCGTTGGAGACCAGGAAGTCAGAGAAGGGTATCTTCTCAGGACGTGGGCCAGCATAAGAGACTTTCTCATTATACTCATACCTTCCAGAACCATCGCCAGCGGTGACTTCATCCTCGGTCTCACGCACCCAAGGACACTTCACAACTGAAGAACCAAACTTAATAGTCTCCGCAAACCACTCATGATACACCCGATAAATGTCCAATTCCGACGGCTCAAGGGCACAATATTGAAGAAAAGACTCAAAATCGTCCCGAATCATATTCGGAAGGTCAGGATGATCACCAAGAATGTTTGCAACCCAAATAGGCTTCGTTTTGATCACAGACGACATGACGCGAGCCAAAAGGGTATCAACATGGATAGCCGTGATAGGAATCACGAGGTTAGAAGCGTTCTCAAACGGAAAAGTACGAATCTGTTGGGCCGGTTCAGCTTCGTACTGTTTCCGCCAGCGAACTGCTCGTGTCTCAAACAGTTCTTTATGGGCCTGTTCCAGACCAAGAATTCTACGACGAAGATACCGCTTCATATCTTCTTCGCCCGTCGGACTCAATCTAACTGGAACTTTTTGCATCGCCATAATGTTACGATCCTTTTACCGAAGCAGCAGCCCGCTGAACAATTAAAACTCCCAATGCACCAAGTGCCCAATCAATCACATGCTGCCCGTAAGAAGAGCCGTGAGACGCCGACCACCAAGCCACTCCAAAGACAGCCAATACAATCAGCTTATTTGCAAGGTCTTGTAAAAAATCGTAGTTCACGGCAGCTCCTTTACTGGCCTTCGATGATTCCCGATGAGTTCGCAACAGGCATCGCTGCAACTGCTGCGTTAGGCGAAGCAGCAACCGCAACGCTCTTCTGCTTTTTGAAAAGACTAAGAAACCCAGAGATGATCGGCAACATGTTAATTGCCAAAGCTGTTGCAGCCGTCGCCTCAGCCTGAATTTCAGAGTCGTTTGTTGCAGCAGCAGCCGTCGCTCCTGCAACCTGAATCAACTGCGTTGCACCAGCAAGATGATCACCAGCCTGTATTTCCTCGATGCCAGACATCGAAGCCTGCAAAGCCTGTCCGGCAAGATTAATGCTATTCAAAAACGTATTCAAACTAGCCATAACATCTCCTTTATCGTGAGTATCTTTGTCCCAATTCCCTTGCACTCATTTGATTATTCATCAAATTCTGGATACTTTGCACCATGCTTTGTGGCGCTTTTAATACCTGTGGTGCATATGCCAAACAATCAAGCTGATCGACAAATTTTCCTTTGGGAAATGTCTCAAATTCGGTGATTAGATCCATCTGCTTCCGCTGAAACCAAAGACGGCCTGACTCGGAGATTGGCTGTATGATATTACGAATTCGCCACGTTTTCTTCCGAGTCAGCTGACCGTCTGGACCCTCAACCTCACCCATTAGAGGTATGATTTTTATCTTCCAAGGCTGAGTGGTGTTCAGTTGTTGAACGTGATAAGCCGCAAAATTTTGTGCACAGACTGTTTCAAATCCAACATTATGTGTCTGCCAACGCTTTGCAAACTCATACAACTCTGAGAAGTAGGAGGTATAATTACATGAACGCGCCCAAGTCTCAAGGACATAGTAGTCATAATCATCAGAAACGCCAACAGCCATAATAGCGTGCCGACATCGTCCTTGCGCCGCATTTTGACTGTGCGCCGGGTCTGTGATGATCGCAACCGCAAGCCGATTTCTCCGTATGTCCGTTTTAACAACGCCGCTTCGCACTTCATGTTCGATGTAGACATAACCATCGTCACGTTTCTTTAGCGAAAACCAACCAAGATCCTCCTTATGGAAGTCAGCATCCTCAGGAGCCATTGGACAGTTTAAGAACTGACAGCTATACCGGAACGCTCCAAGACGTTTCTTCCATCTTGCAAGCTTTTCCATAGAATATTCTTCAGAGAAAATGGGAATACCGGGAGGATGTTCATCACAGCAGCCACCCTCGGCGCTATGACTTGTCACCTCAAACCAAGGTTCATTCTCACGAATCCACGTGTTTAGCTCATTATATCCCCACCTATTACCAATTACAAGCTCATTACCATCATGATCATTACCATCTTCATGGTCATATGCGCCAACCACTAGACGATGATAGTCAATGGTCTTATCCATCACACTTTGTGACTCGATAGCCTTCCGTCCTACAATATCATCCTGAATAATTCCGCCGTTATAGTGTCGCGATTGTAATGCACCACCAACACCAAGGAAGTCAAATGTCCCTTCACCATGCGAAGCAGTCGTCGACGATCCCGGCCTCTTGGTATGTAAAGAGTAGGTTGACCATGTACAGGAAGAATCAGGCAAGGTTTCGGGAAATAGCCATCTATAAATATCGTTTGATTCAAAGTGCCAACGAATTTTACTCCCAAGTTTACTAGCGTTGGTGATGTTTTCTGAGACGGTGAGCCAGCGTCCATTTGGGTTATGGACTTGACACATGTATCGAATAAACTCTTGAGAGTAGCCCAGATTATAGAAGCCGTCGATATCTTCTTGCGCGATTGGAAGAGTTCGCCACATGGGTAGACTCTCACACGCAATAGTTGATTTGAAGTGATCGCGAGGCCACTCATACAAGTCCTTGAGATGAACCTTCTCAAACGTATTGCAGACAGGTAAGTGCAGCCGATCTACGAGTCGGTTCCTTTTAAGTGTGATTTTTGTGAAGTAATAGAATTTTCCGAGGGAGTTCAAACGTAGTATCTTCCGTACCTCGTCCAGGTTGGTGATACCCTCTGTCGACAATGGAACGAAAGACTCTACTAATGCCATCTAACTCCGGCTACTAGCTCCCGGCGCTTGGGGCCGCGAAAACTTGTCTTGCCACTAGCCTGTCCACTTCTAAATTGGTCATCTCAGCAACATCAACTAGATTAAATCCAAAATGGCCAGCCATAAAATAGAGGTAAAGCAATTCATACAGCTCGTACATCGGAATGCTGGTACGGGGCCGCATTGTGTGGCTAGAGTTATGCACGTGGTCCACCTGCCGCTGCGAGCTTTTCTGCGCCGGTCGCTGGATGCGTAGCTACATCCAACACTTTATTAGGAATGTCGCAGCTGAGGCTCAGGTGGACCATCTTGCTGTACAGAGCGGTGCGGTTGCACCCTTTGTACTGCAAACCCGTATGTAGCTTGAGAAGTGAGAGAATCTGTTTGTAGTGGTTATTAACCCAGTACATGAATTGTGGATTCTTCTTCGCGACTTTCAGGCGTTGCGGGTCTGATTCTAACAAGCCGAGGCGGGAATTACATGGTGTGCAGACAAGTGCGCGAACTTCGCCTGTGGCGTTATTCTTATTGATAACGAGGCGCGTTTCGTGGTCGCAAATGTAGCACCGTGGTTCCATGCTAGTTTCCCCACCCGGGATATTGTTTGCCCATGCGGGCATGGTCTTGCGCTTTCGCGTCGTTATGATCCGTAGGAGCTGGAGTGGACTGATAAACGGTGCCGCCTTTGTGGCCACCACCAAGAGCACCTGACAAAGCGCCGACACCTGCGCCAACGGCAGCACCTATTGGTCCGCCTGCGATTGCGCCTTCTGCGGCGCCAGTACCAGCTCCGACGGCAGCGGACCCAACTTTGCTCCCAGATGCCTTTGCCTGTAACGGGGAGGCAGCAGCTTGTATCGCCCCACCCGCTAGTACCTTCTTGGTTCCGTCATTCATGTCCACACCCGCATCCGACCGCGCGCAACAGAGTTGTTACTTCTTTTTGACTTTAGGCTTCAGGCTGGCAACGACTTTAGCGACCGTCTTCTGGTCACTATTCTTGCCCTTCCCACCGAACGGCTTCTTCGTCCCGACATCTGGTTTCGTCTTCATTGTACAATATCCTTCTTTGCGTGATTTGCAATTCCAGCAACAACCTTAGAAGCGTTCCCAGACAGGGATTCCAAAATGGAAGTGGGAGGGGCTGGAATCACGTAGCCCGCAGCAGCCCCCTGTGGTTTCCCCACGTTCCCTTCCTTCGAGAAGGTATGATCCGGATCACGGTCCAGGATCTCGCTCGCAGCCGCAAGCGCGGTCTTAAGCTCTTTGCGTTGCATAGCAACCTCCATGATAGTACGCACAGCGGCAGGGACGGCAACAGCCATGACCTTGGTCAGCTCCTCTTTATTGCGCGAGAGCGCCTCGTCCATACCGGAGGTAAAGCCCTGCAACATACACTCTTCAAGCTCAATGTACTCCGGCAGGGCTACAATTCGGCTAAAGCCACCACGCGAGAGGTTCAGAAGTTCACATATCCTACCGTCCTTAACGCCAGCTAGGCGCATACGGGCAATCTTGTTCAACTTTATGTAGACGCGGCTTTGCATTGCAAGATCAGTCTATCACGCTGAGATTTATTAATCAAGTAATTTAATGCCTCTAAGTGCTTGAAAATGAAGCAGTTACCCAGCAGGCTGCATATTCAATCAAACATGCACCCGCAGTCCTCCAAGGACAGCAACGCTGCGAAGCAGAAAGTGTTATTAATCAAATCACTTAGTTTTTAGATGGGGCAGACAAATTAGAAATTACGGAAAAAATTTTTTACACGGGTCCCCCCCTACCCCCCCACCTAAGTCCTTTGTTTTCAAGGTCCTAGGGGGGCCGTTTCTAAGGGGATTAAGTATTTCACCTTAATCCACAAGTTCAGTGCCCACTCGGCCATGTCCACTCGGCCAGTGTCCCTCTGCTATTGTCCTAGTGGACGATGCCTGCGCGGCAGGTGGACAGCGAAAGATGTTGAATATGAATATCAATTTCATTTTCAATGGCGAGCACTTTTTATATACATTTGGCCCTGCCTATGCAATCTTTATATAGACTTCGAGCATTTATTGCACTGTCTGGGAGGGGCGAAACCTCTAAGTCCTTTGCTTTCATTGTGGAAATCTCTGGAGCGCCGCTTGCAATATCAATAGTGCAGGAGTTGTATAGCGGGGCCAGCGGAAGCTACGCCCACGCGCATCTTAGGAGGATGCCAATGAAAAACGATGAACTCGATGTGACCACCACTGCCGCGCACGTAGTGTCTTTCGAAATATCTGACGGCGATATGAGCACTCTTTTGGACTCGCAAGAACTTTCCCGTGCGAAGCTGACGTGGGATGATGCAGTAGAGAAATGCTGGAAACGTGGCATCGGCGCGACGAAGTCTGATAATAAGCGCGCGCGCGAAGCTGCTCAGGCGGAAATTACGAATAAGGCGCTATCTGATTATCAGCGCATTATTACGCAGATGCCGGAGATTCTGGCAGACCCGGAGAAGAATACGGCGCTGCTCCGCAAGCTCGGCTTGCTGAAGTAGTTTGCCTAAACCTAGGGGCACGGGGTGGAACCGTGCCTCTACATGGAGGCAAACTATGAACCCGCACGTCAAAGCGCCACGCGCTAGTCGATGCACGACTTTGTCTTACGATGGCAGTGCCGTCAAGATGTATTCAGAGCGCGCCTGCACGCCGCTGTCGCAGATTGCAAACGTGGGAGAGCCGCGCAAAGTGGGCATCCATGATGACGTGAAACGCAACGCGGTGGTCTTTGAGCGTAGCCTCGCCGCTGGACAGGGCGTGGAGCATCACGTGCTCGCATTGAATATCTATCATCAGCTTCAAAAGATAGACGCGAAGCTCGCGGACGCGTATAAAGAAATGAAATTCGGGAGGTCTTTATGACTAGAGACGAGTTCGAACGCCTGTCGTCGCTGAGCTTTGACGTGAGAACCACGATCAACAAACTAATCAACATGGAACCAGCACGCCTAACGGCCCTGCTCGACACTGTCGCGATTAAATTGCACGAAGAAAGCGGAGCTGAAATATCTCAAAGCAATGCCGAGAGCGCAAGTGCTTGAGAATCAATAGCATAGCATTGATTGAGGGATATGCTTTGAGCAATGCTGTGTTTCCCTGTTTTCGATTTCGATTTCAGATTCTTGTGG